GCTGAAAAGAATATTTAAGAATTACAATCCGCAACCAAGACCGGAAGGGTTCGGCAAATGAACGCTAACGATTTAGCTATGGTGAGAAGCTGCACCATTCAATGTCAGCTATAACAAAACAGGGTGATTGCAGCTTTTCATTATAGCGTGTGTTACCCATCTTTTAAAATTACGGATATGTTAATAGAAGAAACTAAATGGATGAAAAATTTACTCCCAGACGATTACACATGTGAACCAAGAGAAAACGGAGTACACTGTCACAGCCAAGAAGGTATTGCAGATGATAAAGGCTTATGTGATCACTTTGATTTGATATGTAAAGCAATCGAGCAAAAGTTTGGAGATAGATTCATGGAAATTTTTCATCAAACGAATACCTATCATAGAAGATTTACGGTCTATATCAGACCTGAGTAATTTTTATTGTGGGTAACGACCCAAATAAGGTGATGTGACCACCTGCAAACGTCACTATAACCGCTACAATCAAAGGTCATTCACCTTATTGTTTGTTAGCAAAAGTTACAGAGAGATGGATTACATCAAAACACTAAAAGACTTCTATGGGATTGGAAGAGAAGCATTGCATTTAATTTCTGGAATATCAGCAGATGCATTAATGAGGTATGAAAAAGGGGAAGAAGCGCCTCGCAAATACAGAATGCTTTTAAATGCAATGCTGGACATACCTACTTTCGAGACATTTTTTCATTTATCCAAAGGACTTTTGAATGCATCAGATATTGATAAGATTGAAAAGAAAATAGTCGAAGAAATGAAATGGAGAGAAAGGCAAGTAAGGGAATATCGCAAAGAGTCGATGAACGTTGGCTAATTTTTGCTAACGTTGGTAATAAAATGTAGTAAAGCAACTGCGACACTTGAATAAAAGCACAAGCCTAACATGCTTTATTCATTTTATTTATTGTTAGGCATCTTTTAAAATTACGGATATGAAAAACGTGAAATTAAAAAAGAAAATTTTATTAGACTTGCGATTATTAATAATTGCGATACCCTCATTTATTACTGGCTTTCTAAGTAGCCCCTTTGTAGAAAATAAAATTTTTGACATAGCCCCCGTATTGAGCGGAATAAGTGGCGCTCCTGCATTGTTAATAATATTGTATTTAATTATAAGTTGGATGTTTTATGATATACTGTATAAGTAGTAATTTTCATTGTGCCTAACACTAAGCTATTAATCGTTGAGGAACGAAATGGTTCAATAGCGACTGTTGAAAGCCGTTCGTAGAATGGCGTGAAAATAAAGCAGATAGTTCTTTGATATGTATATGTATATACTTACATTGCATTACAATTATAAATTATGGCAAAGAAAAGAGTAACATTTCAGTTAAATCCAGAAACAATTGCAAAGGTTAATTTTTCCAGGGAATGGAACCACGAAAATTGTACGGATTGCTTCCCAGACATGAACGCCTTTCAAACTGAACTTGATGAATTAGCTGATTACGGATTTTCTAAAATGGTTGGTGGTGTTGTTGGTGCGTGGGACGAATTAACCGATGAAGAAAGAAAACAATATTTCAAATGAGCGCAACGGTATTGTCTTATATAATATTTTTTTGTATGGGGCTTTGTGTAGGCTTGATCGGGTGGGTTTTTGAGCGAATAAAAACTAAGGCATTAACAAGAATATTAGAAGATTTAAGCGAGGATTCTAAGTTCTGGAGGACGCTCTACAAAAGCATTGCAAAGGAATAGATTAACCAAAGAGGTAAAGCAAAAATTCTATTAGAATGGAAGAAATTTGGAAAGACATAGAGGATTACAGAGGTGTGTACCAGGTCTCAAGCATTGGAAGAGTAAGAAGATTAAAGAGAATTAGAGAAAATATATTATCATGTGCCCCAAATACTAGCGGATATCCAACAGTTCACTTATGCAAAAATGGAAAGCGATCGACAAAGACTGTGCATAGATTAATAGCTCAAGCATTCATTCCAAACCCAGAAAACAAACCCCAAATAAATCACAAAAACGGAATAAGACCTGATAATAGGTTAGAAAATTTGGAGTGGTGTACAAGCTCGGAAAACAACTTACACGCATATAGGACTTCAAAAAGGAAAGTTTTAAGAGGGGAGAATCACGGGATGAGCAAATCAGTTTTTGATAAATCAACAGGAAACGTGTACGAATCTATTACTGCATCATCTTTAGCTATTGATATGAAAGGCATTACTGTTTGGAGAATGGTAACAGGAATAAGTCCTAACAAAACGAATTTAACTTTGGTAAAATGAATAAATATAAGCTTAGCGCAGGGAAAAAGTTCTTATTAATAGTTGTTGCGGCCGGGATAGCTTTTCAAATATATTGGATAGCATCACCTGAAGCTCCTTATCTAATTACATGGGTTTCGCTTAACATAGTATTGGCCGGGCTGCTTGCCATATTCTTTTTATGTAAAAAATGTTGAGATGATAGATCCGAATGAAATAATGATGGGTAATTGGGTTTCTTATGATGGGAACCCATATCGAGTTATCGGAATACATTCTGTTCCGATATTAGACACTATTCTATATGGGATCGGTGTGGTTGAATGGAATGATTTAGACCCCATTCTATTAGACGAAGAGTGGCTTTTGAAGTTCGGGTTTGATAAGGAAGATAGTTTAACATTCAAAAAAGACTGGTTTGAATTATGGGGTTCTTCATATTCCGGGGATTATCAATTACGGATTTACAAAGTAGGCAATGACTACGAGAAGATTATAAACATAAAATATGTCCACACGCTCCAAAACCTTTACAAATCTTTAATAGGGGATAAATTAGAAATACAGGAATGAGCAAATACTGGTTCGATAAAAAACATCCTGAAAGCTGTTACCCAATTAAAAGGCATAGAGAAGAAATGCTCGAAAACAATGAGCCCGAAAGGACATTGATTGGCGCAAAAGCCATAATTGGCGAAGGTATTTATTACTGTACCAAATACGGCGAGCCGGGAGATAGCGGCGATGGGATGTGTGGTAAAATATGTGATGGTTATAATCCACGGAACGGCAAAAACGGGAGGTGTTTGCATTCTGGGTATTGTTACGAACCGACCAAGGAAACGAAAACAATCAAAATCAATATCGAATGAACACCTGGATAATATGGATAGTGTTTACTGCCATGAGTTTCGAATGGGACGCATTGAAGATCTATCACAACGGCATTGAAAAGAAAGGAAATTTAAAACACGGTTATAGAATGGCATTAAGGTTTTTGTTTGGCTTAGTTTTGGTAAATAGGGGGCGGGATGTTGTTTATGATGTTTCATATTTTTATGATTTATTTTTAGAGGCCGTCCCCTTTTATGCTTTCTTTTGGTTGGTGTTTGATCCGTGGTTGACCTTAAGGCGGATGCATTACATAGAAGACTTTAGGCCGGCGGACGGGATTTTCTATGCTGGCAAGGATTGGTGGGAACTTAGCTTTTTGCCGTGGCATGTGAGAACATTGTTCAAGGCAGGATTGTTTATAACTTCAATTTTAGTGTTATGAGCTATTTAAACGATGTGTGTAGCTATCAAAAAGTACTTAAAGCGTAAGAGATGACTATAAAAGAATTAGTGCCTTACTTGCCTTATGGGTTGAAGGGCTTAGTTGAAGATTTCGGGATCGAAACTGCTATTGGTTGTATTGGGACTGAGGTACTAACAACAGAAGATAATTGCGAATTATCAGAGTATAAACTAATCCTAAGACCTTTATCAGATTTGACAAAAGAGATTGAACATAATGGTGAAAAATTCAAACCGTCTTTTGTTTTAAGTAGAGATTATAAAGATGAATTTGTAGAATTATTAATCACTGAAAAAGGCAAGGGTTATTATAATGATTTATTAAGGTATATACCTTTATGTATTGCTGAGAAACTTTTTAAGTGGCATTTTGACGTATTCGGGTTAATTGAAAAAGGAGAAGCAATAGACATTAATACATTATGACAGCATTTACAACACTAATGGCAATAGCATGTTTCGCAGCCGGCTGGGTAGCTGGCTTGTTTTCAGCAGTGGCAATAATAGCACTTTTTAAATATAAAGAGGATGGGATATCAGACAATGAACAGGAAGATATACCCGAATGCCCGAAATGCAAAAAGCCAACCAAACGATTAAGGACACCGGGGTATAAAACGGCTGTTTTTTATCCGGCTATGTATGATGAAAAAGGGGTCAATACAAATCCAGATAGAAATGCAGTTACTTATAGTTACACATGTTTAGAATGTGGCGCGAAATACGAGGATACATGAGTTGGAAAACAGGAAATAAAGAGGCTAATTTTTATGTCATAGTATTTAGTATAATAGTGGCGGCAATATTTATAATTAGGATATTTTGGCCATTACCTAAACCACCAATAGAATGAAACTATTAAAAAAACTTTATTACAAAATATTTCCTACCTACACTGAGAGGGACGAGGGGTTATATGGATATCTTGAAGCTGATCAAATGATATCGGATTCTATAAATTCAGAAGATTCAGAACAATGGGAACTATCTAAATTAGAGGACGGGAACTTAACTATAGGATATGTTTGGCTTTGTAAAAAAACAAGGGTAATAGAATGAAATGTAAAAAATGTAAATACTATTTGTCCGACAATCAGGGGATTATTGGAGATAATGGATTGGTGATTTTTACCCCAATCACTGGGGGGTTTTGTATGGCTTATAATTGGAATTTGAATAGCCAAAACGTTGTTGAGTGTGGAGCTTTCAAGAAAGATAAAAATAGCGGGTCTAAAGGCAAAAAGTCTTACAAGATAAATATCAAATGATATTAAAATTTATATACCTAATGATTTTATACCAGTTGGCAATACTGGCAGATAATATAACCCAATACCTGAAGCGGTACAAATTGACACCTTGGCCGCTTTTAAAGACATCCTGGAAACGCCGGGGTTTAAATTGTACTAAAGGGGCTGGTATGTGGATATGATTTGAGCCCAGCCCCTAATTTAAAGAAAAATGAAGAAACACGTTAAATTATATCATGACAAGCTCGGTTACTACTATGGTGAATTCATACCATGTGAGGTTTGTGGGGGCAAAAGTGTTGACATCCATCACATTGACTCGAGAGGCATGGGAGGATCAGGCAGAAAGGATTTTATCAACAATGTCCAGGCATTATGTAGGCACTGCCATATCGAATATGGAGATAAAAAGCAGCATATAGAATTTCTAATACAAAAACATGTTAAAACAATCGAAAGAAGAACAAAAAAACGAGCTTAACATCAAAAGACAATTGGAACAATCTGTTTTTGAAAAGATGTTCAAGGATCTGTATTCAATTTGTTGCAAAGCAGGATTTCAGCATATAGAAATGGGGGACAAGTTCATGAAGGTGACTGATGAACACAGGAATTTTAAAATAGAGTTAAGTGTTAAGGTTGGTATTGTTAATTAACAGATATGTGCAAATTTTGCACGGTGGTTCTTGGAATTAATTCCTAATTGAGCATAACGGTTTGGGTATGGGCTGATTTTAAGCCGATTTAAAAGAACGAATGATGAAAGACGTAAATAAGATATTTGAATCAATACATGAAGTGTATGAGTCTCATGATGGAGGTGGCATATGGTTGGATGATAGCCAAAAACTACTCATCAAAAACCAACTAAGGCAACTGATCTTAGCGAATAAAAATCATGGTGTCATACATAATGTTAGACGTAGGTTTTATTCTGATGATGAAATACAGGAAATAGAAGATGCAGCAGCGCAAGGCAGGGAGGATTGGCTTATTCAACAACATGAAAATTCCATCTAACGCATTGTATATGAAACGAACGGATTAAGAACTAAAAATAAATTTAAAATTATGAATATAGCTATTTTAATACTGTGCATTTTAATTATGGCAGGAATTATAACATTAGGAAACAACCAAGTTAAAATAACAAACAACCAAAGTAAAATAGCGGAAACGCTTGACAAAATTAACAAAGAAGTACATAGGTAGTTTGTTTTATATACGTTGTTATGTGCTTTTTTAATTGCACTATAACATCAAGCTAAAAAATGGTGAGGGACGAACTTGTTTTTAAGCGGCTGTTATGAATTGTAAATTATGACCTGGTACATCAACACAACATGGGGCAAAAAAGACTATGTATTTTATCAATATTTTGAACTTAACGGAATGATAATAGAATTATGGAAGGAAGAACAATAAGCCCGGCACCTTTGGCAGATAGGGTGATTGATTACGTGATCGCTACAAGGTTTAAAAGAATAGGAAAACGGTTTTCTAAAATGATTGATAGTTTTGATAAATATAATGTTGAGATCCACAAACCCATTTCCGATTTCAGAAAGGCAATAGCCAATTTGAAAAAGATTAAATAATTAACTAACTTACATTATGATCAACGCTTCCTATCCTGGAAAAACTACTCAAACAAACCCTTTCAATTGTATTTTGCATAATCACACTGTTAACAGTGTTGATAATAACGGCGCTATTAATAAGGTTTTGATATGATAACATATAAAAAAGCGTGTAAAAGGTTAGAAATCCTTGCAAATATAGCTAAGGAAGGGGCGTATACCATCGGTATTGAGCCAACAATTAAAATTAAAGACTGGCAGAAAGACAATAAATGGTTCCACGAATGATAGAAGAAAAAAGCTTTCAAATGGACAAAAACACTTTATTGATTTCTAAGGAAGAACTTAGCAAAATGATCCCTATTGACAAAGTAAAAGAGATAGCTTTAAAGGCATGGATTGAAGGATATGGCGAAGGATGGGAAGATGCTGATATACCAGATATATTTAGAGTATGGTTTCACGGAATTGAAAAAGAACTATGATTGAATACTGGAAAGAAAAACAATTAAAAGAAATTAGTTAAATTTGCGCAATGGCAGGCAGACCACCTAAATACAAAACAGTAGAAGAACTTCAAACAGCTATTGATAAATACTTTGAAGATGTAGCCAATGAAGAAAAACCCACAGTAACTGGGTTAGCTTATCATTTAGGGTTCACAAGTAGGCAGTCAATCTATGATTTCGAGACTAAGAAAAAGAAAGTATTTGCTTACACTATAAAAAGAGCGGTCCTAAAAATAGAGCATAAACACGAGTTAGGGCTATATAATCAAAGTAATGCGGGTCATATCTTTTGGTTAAAGAACAGGCGTTGGAGCGATAAACAAGAGATTAAGCATTCAGGCGAAATAACAGGTTTTAACTATGTCGATAGTAACGATAAGGCCGACGGCTAAACAGCATGAGGCATGGCAAGCATTAAAAACTAAAGACACTGTATTTTTAGGAGGCGGGGCCGGCGGTGGCAAATCATGGCTCATATGCGAAACCCGGTTAGCGAATTGCTATTTTTATCCCGGTTATAAATCCTTCATAGCACGCGAAGAGCTTAAACGGCTCATGCAGTCTACTTTTATTACTTGGTCGAAGGTCTGCAAATTCCACGGGATACCCCCAAACGATTGGAAGCTAAACTCTATGTACAATTATATTGAGTTCTTTAACGGCTCACGGATAGACCTTTTAGATTGCGCTTATAAGCCGTCAGATCCGTTGTATGAACGTTTCGGCTCATTAGAGTACTCAGACGGAGCATTAGAGGAGGCGGGCGAAATACATCACCTGGCATATGATGTTTTAAAGTCCAGGATAGGTAGGCACATGACAGACGAAGTAAGGCCCACAATGCTGATCACAGGAAACCCCAAAAAGAATTGGACTTACACTACTTTTTACAAGCCGTGGAAAGAAAATATCCTCCCGGACGGCATAGCATTCATTCAAAGCCTTTACAACGATAACCCACACACGGCAAAGACTTATAAAAAGCAATTAGAGGGCATTACAGATCAATCAATCAAAGAAAGGCTAATGTTCGGGAACTGGGACTACGACGATGATCCGAGCGCTCTTATTGACTATGATGCTGTTTGTGATATGTTCACTAATGACCACGTGCCAAAAGGAGATAAGATGATCAGTGCAGATTTAGCTATGCAAGGGCGTGACAGGTTCATAGCAGGACTATGGTCAGGTATGAGGGTATCTATACCCATAGACAAAGAAAAAGCCACAGGCAAGGAAATTGAACGCGATTTAACCAATCTTAAGAACACAGAGAAAGTAGGAAACTCTAAGATTATAGCAGACAGCGACGGTTTAGGAGCTTACCTGGATAGCTACATCCGGAACATTAAAGCCTTTCATGGCGGTGCAAGTGCAAATAATAAGAATGAATTTGTTAACTTTAAAAGCGAATGTGGTTTTAAGCTTGCCGAAAAGATCCAGAACAGGGAGATTAAAATTATATGTTCAAAAGACCAGGAGGAACGCATTAAAACAGAAATAAGCGTCTGTTTGAAGCGTCACAACATGGATAAGGACGAAACAAAGAAGCGATTAATACCAAAAGACAAGATGAAAGAACTATTGGGGCATTCGCCTGATTACTTGGATATGCTGCTAATGGGCATGTATTTCGAAATAGACAATAGAGTTGAATTCCAAGTGGCATGAATTGTATTATTCAAAGATTGATTACAAACCCACAAGGGAGACTAAAAAGATATAACTATTCAAAGAAATGATAGCAATAGCAAAGAAAGACATTAGCCCCTTAATAAAAAAAGGAACTATCTTAGTAAAAAAGAAAGTGAGGCACCCCGATCATGGATTGCGGTTCTTTGGCATCATGCGGGGTTATGATGAATGTCTTTATATAGAGTGTACGCATTGGGTCATGTTCGAGGAAAGAACGGTAAAGCCTCCCAATTACTACACGTGGAGATTGATAGAAGCAAATAGGGAATGGTTTAAAATTAGCAAAGAATGAATTGGTTTCAAAAACAATTATTACCCAAACAGGTCAAGCAAATAATATTACAGGCCGAATCCGGGGATGTGATAAAGGCCATGTTCCAAATATTCGGCAATAATGTAACCCTGATAAACGAGAATACAGATCAATATATAAAGTCTGGATATCTTGGTAATGCAGATATCTATTCTATTGTACGGCAAATATCAAGATCATGCTCGATCCCTGAATGGGAGCTTTTCGAAATAAAGAACGAAAAAGCACATGCCGACTATGTGAGGTTAAAGCAAGACGGCTCGGAGGCGTCGCTGTTCAAGGCCATGAAGTTAAAAGGCGAAGCTTTGGAGCAAGTAGAAAACCCTGAAATACAAAAGCTTTTTGTACAACCAAACCCCTTACAGGGATGGACAGAATTTATTGAGTTAAGCACTGTATTTAGGTTGATAACAGGCAACAGGTACTGGAAAGGATCGGCCCCTGAATTTGGCGCTAATGCAGGCAAATGGCAGGAACTTTTTGTATTGCCAGCCCAACATGTAGAGATACTTCCAGGTGACAACATACTCGAACCAATCAGGGGGTACAGGTTTAACTTTAACCCTTCCGATGAATTTGATGCCGAAGACGTAAGCCATTCGAAGTATCCTAATCCTGATTTTGTGGCGGGAACGGGGTCTAACTTTTACGGCCTTTCACCTTTAAGGCCCGGCAGGACTGTATTAACGAAGTCCAATGATGGGTATGAGGCAAGCGCCAGGCTATTGCAAAACTCCGGGGTTATGGGAATTGTGTCGGGTGCAAAAGAAGCGACCGCGCAACCTGGGGACATGGATATACAAGCTATCAAGTCAAAGTTTGAACAAAAGTCACGGCCTGAAAACTACGGCAAGCTGGCATGGACAAACGCGATGCTGAACTACATCCAAATGGGTATGAACGCCAACGAACTGGGGTTGAACGAAGGGCAAATGCTTTCGTTGAGGCAGGCATGTAATATTTACAACTATCCATCAGAACTGTTAAACGACAAGGTAAGCGCTAAATACAATTCCTTTAAAGAAGCCAAAAAGAGTGCAATCATCAACGCGGTATTGCCAGAACTTAACCTGGATAGGGATTCACTCAATACGTGGTACTTGGAACCATGGAGGAAAGCAGACCGGAAGAACTACTTTTTAGATTATGAGGTGAATTCATTCCCTGAAATGCAGGAAGATTTAGGGAAACTTTGGGCAAGGATCGATACAAGTACAGAGCTGACATTGAACGAAAAAAGGAAATTGAAAGGCTTTGACGAAAGAACAGAACCGGGCATGGACGACATATGGCTTCCTTTTAACTTAACGCCAATGCAGGGCTTTGGCAACACGGACACCACGGAGTTAGACGAAACATTGAAAGCATTGGGAATAACTGAATACGCTTCAAATGGTGTACATTAATGCCTGACACAGCTACCCAAATATGGCAAAACACAGACCGTAAGCGGGCGCGGTTCATGCCTTCGATAGAAAGGGCAACATTGCAAGCGTTAAGAATCCAGGCGAAACCTATATTTGATCTTTTTAATACAGGTATGGCCTTGGAAGATATCAAGGCACAAATAAAAGGGCTTATCCGTGAACCAGCCATAAAGGTATTGATCGATTCTATTTTTAACCGTGTAGGGATGGCGTTTGCAGATGATTCATTCCATGAAATAACCTCACAACTAAAACAAGACACTTTTATAGAATCCCAGATAGAAGGAACCCTTCAAAGGATAATCCAGGTACAAGCGGCATTAGATATAACAGCAATCACAGAGACTACCCGCAATTGGCTTTCTTTAGAGATCCAAAGATACATCGAAGAGGGGTTAAGTATCCCAAATGCAGCGAAGGAACTTACGAAAAGGTTTGATTTCATAAGCAGGGCACGAGCTACGATGATAGCACGAACAGAGATTATAAGCGCAAGCAACGCGGGAAGTTTGGCAGGCGCGGAAAGCACAGGATTGCCAGTTCAAAAGATATGGCTCACTGCCAGGGACAAGTCTGTAAGGGATTCACACATAATAACAGACGGCCAAAAAAGAAACCTAAAAGAGAACTTCAATGTCAATGGAAGCCCAGCCATGCAGCCTGGAGATCCAAAACTGCCAGCAGGCGAACGCGTTAATTGTAGGTGTACGATTATCTACCAAGTCGAAGGAAGGGACAGCCCACTTACAGAGCTTCAAAGGCCAGAGGTATTTGATTTCAGTCAGTTTGAATAATTTTTGGGCTTGTATATTTGCATATGCGCATATTTGCATAAACGAATATACTTTTCTAAATTTGATAAACATGTTTTAAAATGATCTTATCAAAAAATTTCTCATACGAGATTAAAGACGTAGATGAGCCGCAAGGGATTGTTACTATCTATGTAAATTCATTCGATAAGGAAGATTCGGACGGCGACATATCTCATAAATCATCATTTAACAGGACAATTAAAAACGAATTCAATCGGATTAAACATTTCAGAAACCACAACCCTGATCAAAACATAGGATTACCAAAAGAAATGCAAGCAGATGATTTCGGGCTAAAAGTGGTTAGCCAGTTAAATATGGAAAAAGAACTGGCAAGGGATGTATTTTCAGACTATAAATTACATGCTGAATTAAACAGGTCAATGGAGCATTCTATTGGGTTTAATGTAATGCAAAGGGACGCGAAAGACAAAAAAATAATAACAGAGTACAAGTTGTGGGAATACTCAAGTCTTTCGCATTGGGGGGCAAATCAGGATACGCCACAAGTGGATGCAAAGGATTTATCAAGGGATGATATCATAGATCAGATATACTACATATCTAAAGCATTTGAAAAAGCAGATTTCACAGATGCTAAATTCAGAAAATTAGAACAAAACATGGTCGAGCTTACTAAAGCTTACGAACTCGTTAAGGACTCACAAACTCCTTTCATAACGACTGACAATAAAGACCTGGAAGCAATTAAATATTTTAAACAAATTTTAAACTAATGGCAGAAGAAATTAGTGACGTTCTAAAGCAAGAGCTGAAGGACATCAACGACAACATAACCGCAAAAACCGATAAGCTCAAAAAAGATATCGGCGAAGTGGCGGACGAAAAAGCATCGGCTTTAATAGCCACCTATAAAGAAGAGCAAGGCGCTTTACAGGTTGAGCTTGACAAAAAGCAGGCCGAAAAAGATACGGTAATGCAAAAGCAGCTCGACGATATCGACAAAAGATATAAAGAGCAAAAAGCAATTGTACCGGCTAACATGTCCTTAAAAAACAGGATCATAACAGATCTTAAAGGATCAGATAAGCTCATTGAGCATATCAAAAACATTGATGCCAAAAAAGGAAGCAATAACTTTAGTATGGACATGAAGGTAGTCGGTGATATGTCAAGCGGGAACGCAACTACCTCGATAACAGATGAATTTGCACCTGGAATGTTAGAGGCAGGGGTTAACCGCGTTGCAAAAAGACAAACTTTTGTACAGTCTTTGATCAACACGGGAACGCTTACCAACACAAGAACGGTTTCATGGTATGAGCAAACAACTTCCGAGGGAGGCGTTGCAAACCGTGCCGAAGCTGCTGAAATGGCACAGGTAGATTACGATTGGGTTCGACAGGAAGAAGCTTTAAAGTTCATTTCAGGATATACCAAGGTAACCAACGAAGCTTTGGCCGATTGGGGACAAATGGCGACTGAGATACAATTCGAACTTTTCAGGGACTTGTCTTTGAAGCTTGATGACCAACTTCTTAACGGTGATGGAATAACCGTAAACATTGATGGTATATTGAGCAAGGCGACAGCGTTTGCAGCGGGTAATTTTGCTTTAGGAATCGAAAGCGCACAGCATTTCGATGTGTTGAGGGTAGCTATAAACCAAATTATTTTGGCCAATTTCTTCCCTACGGCTATTGTTCTTAACCCTGACGATGCCGCTACTTTGGATTTACTTAAAATAGCAGATAATCGTTATTTGTTAGCGCCGTTTGTAAGCGCCGACAATACGATTATAAAAGGTATTCCAATTGTTGAGAATTCAGGAATCGCTACTGATAACTTCCTTGTAATGGATGGATCACGGGCAACTGCTTTCTTCCGTCAAGGAATTACGTTGAGGATTTGGGATCAATCAGATGATGATCCAAGATTCAACCGTCAAACAATGACCGCCAATGTTGAGGCATTGCTAAGGATTAAAGGCAATGATGTACCCGCATTTGTAACAGGTGATTTCACAACTGCTAAAGCGGCCTTAGAAACTGTATAATGAAAAAGCAGGCTAAATTGATAAAAGAAATGTGTGGCCTTCCAATAGGCCATGCTATTTCTATTGCCTCTAATGACTCTGAGAAAGCCTTGATAAAAGGTGGTTATATAGCCAAAGAGGAGAAAATGAAGCGCAAGACCAAAGAAGAAAAAGGCTTTACAAAGGATGATTAGAGGGGATAACAACTTACTGGAAATAATTGATTCTGTGGGGATTACCGAATTGATTACACGTAACCAAGTAAGGGATTGGCTCGACGAACCTGACACTTCGCACAATAGTACTTTAGATAGTTTAGTTGTTGCTACAAGGGAGTTGTTCGAAAAGCGATATAACCTCACATTGGCAGAACGTACCAGAACGTTTTATTATTCTACATATGCAACAGAATTAGAGCTACCAAACAAGCCCCATACTTCAATAGATACTATTGAGGAGCAGGACATCGAAGGGGATTTGACCTTGTGGGTATTAGGCGAAGATTATACTTTGTTTGGCACTTCTTTATTAAGGTTCAACGATTGTGGAATTAACTTGATTATAACCACAACAAGCGGTTACACTGTTTTACCAAAGGACATTGAGCGGGCTTCTTTAATGCAAATAAAGTTCATGTTCGATGGTGAATGGGACAATGAGGAACGTGTAAGCCCGGAAGTTGAAAAGATCATGCGAAGGTATGACAGGGAAATATTAGTGTGAAGTATAAGGATACATTGGAGGTTTATTTGCCAACCGGATCAGACGACGGCGCGGGCGGTACTGAAGAGGTTACCGGGGATGTGGTTTTTAAATTGAGGTGTAGGATAACACCCGGACCGGGTTCAAGGTTCTTCCAGTTCGGGCAAGTGTACGATGGAAAGCCTATGGAGATTACAACAAGGTACAGGCAAGACCTGGAGGAGTTTAGTTTGACATTTAAAGAGGTAAAACGGGACTATTTATACAAGTTCAGGGGCCGTGAAATCACCGTCCAGGATATCTTTATAGATAACGAAGAACGAAAGTTTATAACGATGCTGGCATTTGAAAAGGCATGAAAGGAATTAAGGTAACATTAAAAAACAAGCGCGCAGTTCAAAGGGAGCTTACCAAGTACGGGAGTGAGCGCGGCAAGAAAGTGTTAACGGCCATGCAAAGTACTGGTTTAGTTGTGCAGTCAAAAGCTAAAGCAAGAGTGCCTGTAGATACGGGAAGGTTAAGAAATTCAATCAGCACGAAAAAAGAACCAAATACGGTTATAGTTGGGACGAACGTAAGTTACGCGCCTCATGTGGAATTTGGCACATCTAAAATGTCGGCGCGTCCTTATTTCTTTAATAGTTGGGACGAAGAAAGGCCAAAGCTTATAAAAAAGATAATACAAATATTTAAATGAAAGATCCTGATTACCAATTGCGAAGGGCCTACTATACGGCATTAAATGGAAACGTTTCCTATGCAGGAAAAGATGTTCCCGTTTATGACAGCGTACCAAACAACGCAACGGCTCCATGGATCAAATTTGATTTAACCGCAGGCGACAGGGTAGAAGAAAAAGACGGATATACAACCAATAGGTTATTCAGCATCATATGTCACACGGCATGGAACAAAAGGGGAGGCAAAAAGCAAGCCGACCAGATTTCAAGTCAGGTGATGCAATTAATAGTAGATCAAACACTGACCGACGTAAGCGGTCAATTCAAGTTCCACGAGCAAACGGTCGAAGACTTCGCAAGTGCCGAGGATGACCGGGGGGACAAAAAGATAATACAGAAAATAATTATTTTTAACAATTTCATTCAACAAATATAGTCATGGCAGAAGATGATAAAATCAGGGGTAAGATTATGAGGATCCAAGTTGACGCGGAGCAGATATTATTTGCTACCGAGTTTACGTGTAGTCAAACCACCGAAATGTTAGAAGCATTCACAAAGGATTCAGCAAACTTCACGGACAGGGAAGCCAACATCAATGATGTTACCCTGTCAGGGGCTTACTTATTAACTTTAGAACCGGCGACGGGTAAAGCCAATTACGAAACGCTCTGGGACGCCTGGAACACGCAGACCACAATCGTGTGTATCTGGGAAGACGGTATAGTAGGCAATCCAAGTTGGACCGGTAACTTTCTTGTTTCTACATTGGACATGGAGGCCAACGCAGACGGTTATGCAAGTGGTTCATATGAGTTTCTTATAAACGGCATAGTGACCAAATCGGTACAGGCATGATTGTTACAATCGAAAAAAAGGAATATCCTTTTTTATTTTCTTTTAGCGCAATTCAGGAATACCAAACATTGTTGGAAAAGAGCACCAAGAAATCAAGCGGCAACCTGGAAGATATGAGAATCTTCATTAGGCTTGGTTTAAAATGGGGCTGCAAGTTCGAAGAAATCAAATACGATCTTAGCGATGTAAAGATTGCCAAATGGATGGAACTGAACTTAACGGAAGCCGCTAAATTGGTAAAGCATTGCACTACCCAGTTCAGGGTATTTGGAAATGCTTTTAAAGCTGAAATAGAAGAAAGTGAAAAAAAGCCCAAACCTCAAATGAAAAAGGCGGGATAACGCTTTGGGACGCTTACGAACAGCGGGCATTTGGGGAGATAGGATTGAGCGTAAAGGATTTTTACAATCATGAGCCGATACAGTTTCACAATAGATGGGAGGGCCATCAATCAAAGGTACGTAGCGAAGCGGAAGTTTACCGTAGCGTTATGTTTCATCATGCTATTACCGTGGTTAATTCTTCGCGGTCTAATCGCTATCAGTTTGATGTACTCAAAGATTTTCCTTTTCCGTGGGACGAAGGCGAAGGGGGTATCAAAGAAGCTATCAAAGAAACGCGCATTGAAAGGGATTATGCAATACTAAAACAGCGGGCATAATGGCAACAGCACGAGAGGAACTTATTATTGATGTAGCGGCAGATATTGCAGACCTAAAAAAAGGACTGTCAAAAGGCAAGCGTGAAATGGACGGCTTTGGAAAGGCCGCCAAGAAATTGGGAGGTGTCCTTGCTGGGGTTTTTGCAGTGTCCAAGATTGCGGACTTTGTTATGGAGGCTTCTAAGCTGGCAGGCGTTGGCGAAGGTGTTAGGGCTGCATTTTCAAGGATTGGCGGGGCTGCAATATTCGAAGAGATAAACGAAGCGGTAGCTGGAACGGTTAGTGAGCTTGATTTAATGAAACAAGCTGTACTGGCAAAGAATTTGGGGCTTCCTATCAAGGAACTTGGAACGCTGTTTGAGTTTGCCACAAAAAGGGCACAGGACACGGGGGAAAGCGTGGATTTTTTAACAGACTCGATTGTAAAAGGCATAGGTAGAAAATCTCCTTTGATTCTTGACAACTTAGGGATATCGGCAATCGCCTTAAAAGAAGCTTTAGGAGGTGTAAGCACAGAAGCCGCAAGCGTGGCACAAGTCACCGAGGCCGTTGGCAAGATAGCAAAACAATCACTTAAAGAGTCAGGAAAAATTATAGAGACGGCCGCAGTCCGCACGGCACGATGGAACGCTCAACTTGAGAATGTACAAGAATCCATAGGAAGGGACATTAACAGGGTCATAGGAGCATTGGGGCCTTCGATAGACTCAATGATATCAGGCGCTAAAAAAGGATTTAAGGAAATTCGAAACAGCGTTATAGGATTTGCGAATGAATTCATAAAACTTCAAAACCAATCTGAAGAGTTCAGGGTTGTTATAAGTTTTTTAAAAAATATATGGGTAGCATCATTTAAAGTAATGGGTGCGCAATTAAATGCTCTATTAATAGAACCATTGAAGGTAATCGGACGTATCATAAAAGCTTCTTTTACTAATAACATTGCCGCAATCCCTGGGATTGTAAAACAAGGGTTTAAAAACATTGCAAACGATGTAATAGGCTCCGGGGTAGAGACCTTTAATGCTTTCAAAAAAGGCATTGAGGACGCGAAAAAAGCAGAACCAATACCTTTGATTTCACTTGAAGAACAAGCAGCGGTCATCCCTGTGGCAAACATGGCAGGCCAAAAGGCGGGCGAAAGCTTTGCAGAGGGTTTTGATTTTGCAACTAAAGGATTATTGGATTTTGGAGGCGGTCGTGATATAGCGGCAGGACAGGATCAACTTTCAGGTTTTAATGAATTGCTTGTACAGTTCACAGAAAACAACAACGCGGTAGCGGAATCTATCCTTGGCAGTGCTGAGGCGCAAGCATTTATGAACGAAGAACTAAAAGAAGCTGATGCAGACTGGCAGGCTGTCCGGGATGACTTTGTGACCAACAAAGAAGCAACGGACAAATGGCAAAAGTCACTCGAAGGACTGGGGCAACAATTCACAGGCATAAGCGCGGACTTGTTTAACCTTGCATTGAGCGGACAAAAAAGCATAGGGGCTTTAATTAATAAAATGATTGATCTGGCCTTTGCGGCCATACTTGCCAAAGGGGCCATTAAAGGAATTGGGGGTATCATTGGCGCCGGAATTGCCGTGGCAGGATTAAAGGCTTTGGTTTCGTCCACGATAGGAAAACAACCAGAACCAACGGTAAGAGGTGACCAAATACAATTGGTAGGAGCAAATACAGCACAACGAAACGATAGGGTTTTCTAATGTTACATGAATTACGTGGTTGGTTTCAGCATGACATCCAGAGCAGCGGCACTAAAATATGTCAGTGCTTTTGGGACGATGTGGCCACTAATATCAAGGTTTACTTTTGGCCTGAAGACTTTACAGGGTTCCCGGACACAGGCCTGGCTACGCTGGCAACTTTTGGGAACACGATAAACAGTAGTGAGGGAAACGATTGGGCACTAACAAACACGAAATCAAATTACTTTTTCTGTGATGCGTCCGAACTTAACGAGTTCTTTTCGCAACCTACATTCCCATATTTTAACAAACAGGAAACCCAAAATTCACCCACGTGTGCGGTGATTGCTTGCGACCTACGGATAAGAAGGCCCTTAGGTATCACAGATTCCAACAGTACCGTAGTAGGATCAGGGGACGGAATAGTTACTTTAAAAGCAACATCAAGCCAATCGGGGATACAGTTTTCACTGGACAATATAACTTTTGACACAGGGATCCTTGTTGATGGATTTTACCAGTTTACGTACCCCAATTTAGATGTAGGAACGTGGATTGCCTATAGTAAAGATTCTGAGAACTGCACGGACCAGGTACCGTTCGAGATAGGGTTTGTGGACGCGTACCAAATTAAGTACCAGGCACAATTCACACAAAACGACTTTGTATATTTTATAAACTTTCTTAAGCGTGATTATGTTGGCCCTATCATTCCCGTGCTTGTGGCAAAAGGCGGAGCCGCTAATTTTATATATGGACAGGAAAACGATGATCCTTGGAAAGTTATCAAAGGGGGTTTTTGGGAGCTTACCCTGAAGCGCGGCAAGGCTAACCCTATAGATACGTTTGAGGATTTTGCAACACAAGATGAAAGGCTGTTTAGGGTCGAAGTGTTTAAAGGAAACGCTTTAGATTGGAAAGGGTGGCTGTTGGCAGATAAATTAATTGACCAGTGGACAAACGCACCAAGTACTTTCAAGGTAAACGCGAAGGACGGGCTGGGATCATTGAAGGAGTTCGAGTTTAAGGCAATAGATACATCAGAGTTCCAAGGCAACAGGACGATTATCGAAATTATAGAAATCTGCCTGGACAAACTTGATCTGGATTTAGATATTTACAGCGCGGCGAATATCCGCTCACAGGACCACGAGGACACGGATGATCCTTTAGAGAATACAAAGATCAATATTGATTCTTTAGATGGGCTAAACTGTTATGAAGTCATAGAAAGGCTTTTATTTCATTACAACATTTACCAAAATAAAGGGCGTTGGGTAATTGCACCTTTTAACAACACGGAAGATTTAACATTTAACATCTTTCAAAACGGTGTTAATGTGGGCGTTTCGTCTGAGCCGGTTTCGAAGGCATTGACCCAGTTAGGGAGCACTAAGCTGGCGAGGATTTCACCTACTGGGATAGGGCAGGCTTTTTTAAGTACCGAATTTGCCATTAAAGAATCCAACGTCTTGCAGGACTACGGGCTGAAGGAGGATTTAATATTCAATTCGAGCTTCAAAGACTGGACAAACGGCGTCCCAGACGGGTGGACGGGCGATGCTATTTCAAGCGGCAACGTACAACAAGCGCCAAACAGGAACAAGGAAAGCACATTGACTATTTTAGGCGAGGCACCCTCTAATATTTTAGGCGAGTTTATTACAGCGAAAGCTTTTGATCTGGATATCGTAACAGGCTCAAATGCCGAAGCGGCCACGATATTCATGAAGGTAAAAGGCGACTTCACGCAAGCGACACAGGTAAGCTTGAGATTTCAATGGACAGATGGAGTTATATTTAAGTTTTTAAACAATGATGCTAATTTTTGGGACTCAGACGTAGACAACAGGGTTCGGGTTACCTTAACAAATAAAAACAGTTACGCAGATGTAGAAATTCCCATGATATTTAATGGCGCGGCGGGATCTTACACATTATCGATCTTTCAAGGCCATTCAAGTACGGGAAGCGTTACAAGCTTAACATTTGACTATGTAGAGGTTATCTATAAAGTTGACCGTGAAGCCCCGGAATCCGATACGACATGGACAGCTATCAACCAGGATAAATCTACCATTTTAGTAAATAATGAAGAGGTATTTTTTGGCAATGCCCCGGTACTTGAGAATACAGAAATTATTTACCAAGGGGCTTTGCTTAACCTTAACAATCAGCCTTTAGACTTGTTTCGAAGAGGGGTTAACAACGAGGCGATAAGCTATGCCGATATTTTCGCGCGTAATATAATCACGGCGAAAGGCGTTCAGTTAAAGTCATGGAGCGGGAACGTTTCTTTAAGGGGCGGGGCCGTGTTGGATCAGTTCAGCATAGTAAAGTTAAGGGAGGTTGAGGATATTTTATATAGGGTAATCTTTTGGCGTGCCAATATCCCGGACCAGGATTACAGGGTGTTTTTATTGGAAGTGACAGAAAGCGAAATTATAGAACCACCGAACCCTATACTTTTTTATACTAACGGAGACGGCATTTTATACCCTGATTTAACGAATATAGGTTTAGAGAACGGCCCTAACAACGTAGGTGGTTTACAACAGGCGGGCGTGGTCGGAACGGCATTAGATGATATATTCTATGTCGTTGATTCAGGCGAAGCGAATTTAGAGTTTCAAAACAAAAAAACAACCGTCCAGGACATGGGGGACTATGCAGGCGGTGGCGGAACGATCCCTT